CTAACAGGATTCGAAACAATACGGCAGCCGTTTAGAAAATCAAGCGAACGCTTGTTGTCGACTAGGAGGCCAGCTTGTAGCCAATCAGGAAGACCGTTGTAAGCCGCGCGGATGACATCAATGGTTTGAATGCTCATGGCTTGGCGAGGTGAGCCAAACACAATCATCTTGTTACAATGGAATTGAGCAACCCAAAGAGCATAGAGAGGAATGACGAGAGACTTGCCCATTTGACGAGCACATGCGATGGCAGTGTGATCGTTGTTATGGATCGCAAGAATCATGTCTCGCTGAAAGTCATAAAGCTGAACGCGAGCTAGACCACGAGGCGTATTGATTTTGCAATACTTCTCGATGAAATAAATAGGGTCTTTTGAGCAGCGCAGAACTTCTTTAATCTGGCTGCGCGTATACTTGTATCGATTGTCAGATCGAGGATTGACAACAATTCTAGTGACGGGCATAAATAAATCCTTTTAGTTTTATTTATCCCTTTTAAAAGCCATAAATATTAGAAAAGTGCTTTATCAATCATGTTCCATTTCATTTACAAGACGACTAATATCATTACTGGCAAGTTCTATATCGGAATGCATTCAACCGAAGATTTGAGCGATGGTTATCAAGGCTCTGGTAAAATCCTTTTACGTTCAATTAAAAAGCATGGAAAGGAAAATCATCACACAGAAATACTTGAACACTATAGCTCGAGAGAAGAGTTAGCAAATCGTGAATGTGAATTGGTTAATAAGGATCTTCTTTCAAACCCGCTATGCCTAAATCTTAAGCTTGGCGGTGAAGGCGGTTCTGGTTTGTCTAAGCATACAGAAGAAACAAAGCACAAGATGTCATTGGCTAAGAAAGGAAAACTTTCAGAAGAAACCAGAAAGAAAATGTCAGAATCCGCTAAGAAGAGAATTAGAGAAAAGAGACCACAAGCATCAGACGAAACTAAGAGAAAGGTTAGCGAATCGATTAAGGAGTTACTCGCTCAAAAAGTCTATGTGTTTTCTATGGTTGAACGAAGATCGATGCTTGTTGAAAAGGATGAATTAGATTCTTGGTTAGCAAAAGGCTGGTATGAAGGCAAGAGAGTGAATTTCGACAAACCCACTCCCAAATACCCATTTATTTAAAGTGATCAGTTTTTGCTTTGCAAACGCTTGATCAATGCGTTGTATTCGGTTTCAGCCTTTGCAGAATTGCTTGCTTTGTTAATTGCAGCTTGTGCAAGATAGATTTCCTTGTTCTTCAACAGATAATCAAGCATGAAGTAAAGACGCATGCCTTCAGCCACTTCGGCCTCTTTCTTCAACTCTTCTGGTGTCATCTTCGCGATCTTCTTGAGATAAGCCATCATCATTCGACGTTCACCTTCAGCTTGGTACTTAGTCATACCACGCTTCTTGACTTGGCCGTCTACAAATAGACCCCATTGGTAGCCATCATCGCCATCCGCGCGAATTGATTTAACTTTGACGCGCTTCACAATGTCTGCGCCGTATTCGGCATCGAGCTTGGCCTTCTGTTCCTTCTGATACTCGTAGTTCGCTTTGTTGACTGCTTTCTTATATTCTGGGTCTTCCTTCTGGGCCTTACGTGCTGCCTTTCCGTCTGCTTCCTTCGTGTAGGATTTCTTCGCTTTAGCTAGAGCAAGCTCTACTGCTTCTTTAGAACCTTTAACTATTAGTGCACGACCCTTGAAATCACCCATATATTTCAAGACAATACCTGTTTTGCTTGTGACTTCTAGTTTAGCTTCGCGGGCAACACTAACTAGATATTGGAGGACTGAGACTGGCGCGCCAGACGTTGCTCTAGTCGACACTTCATATTTGCCTTCACCAACTTCCTTGATTGCAATATCGTCAATGGTATCATCTTTAACTTCACCGGCTTCGATTGCAGTCTTTCGGCTAATGCCTCGTTCACGTGAATTTAGTTCAATTCGAACAGCCCAATTTGGGAGTTCCATCTTTGCCATGTATTCTTTCGCTTCATCGTACGTTTTGAAACGCAATCCGTCTGGATGATCTTCGACCATCTTTTTGAATTTTGCTCTCGCTTGCTTTTCTAATTCATTAAAAACATCGCGAGAAAATTTATGTGCGTTAGTAATATCGGAAGTAAATTGTGATAGGACGATACGAGCGTTAAGTGTGCCCTTCTTCGACCATGGTTCATTACGAGCAGCTTCAAATAGTTCTTGTACTTTCATTCTGATTTATTCCATTCGTCTTCAAATTCCTGAATATCGCAGATGCGAGGAATTGGAAATGATTTTTCAAATTGTTGTGCTGTGAAATCGATGACCGTCGTGCCAACAACAACTGCAGTATGGCTATCACCCTCACCAGCTTTGATTGCACTTTCAGCCCATTCTTTCTTGTAAGCGCCATGGACTGTGATCAATCTAGAATCAATGCCTTTCGCTTTCAGCCAGCTATTGAATGTCTCGCTAATCATTGCGCAGTTGCCATGCTCGGCTACCAGGACTTCTAGTGTGTCACCCCATTCTTCTTTGCCTTTCTCACCATCGAATTCCTTTTTGAATTCATTGGCTAGCTTTTGAAGATTGACAGCTTCAAATAGGTCAATTAGTCTCATATTATGTTGTGTTTCTTTTATTTATGGAATTTCGGGCGATAGCAAGCACATCTCTTTCCCATTTAATAGAATTTAAATAAGGATTAGAGTTAAAGGCTTTTGACCTTTCAAATGAATTCTGAGTGCACCAGAGCTGTAGTGAATTCATTTAAGGGTTGGACAGTCAGCATAATCTTCCCATCGAAGATGCCTAGCCCGCTAGTTATCAGGAGAGGAGTCCGGCCCCTACAGTTCACCGCTCTCGCGGAATGGTGTTTTGAGTTTCCTGTTTATCGAGTGCGCCCTTACGCAGCTCAACCCCGTGCTTGAATAGGGTCGCCTTTATTCGCTATTTAGATTTAGCCAGCCAAAGCCAAGGCTGAGTAGACTTTTCTTCCGAGCCGCCATCGTACCAGAGCGCACTACTATGTGCGGAGTACAACGGGGTCGTCAATGAGGAGAGAGGACCATCGATTTATTATTCTTCTTATGGCCCTGATTCTAACACAAAAGGCTAGGAATTAACCTAGCCTTTTTGTTTATTTGACGAATTCTTTAGCAACCTTTTCAACACCGAGTCGAAGCTTTTCTTCGCCTTCATCCACTGCATGAGCTGCATCTAGAAGCTTTTGCTTGGCTACACGTTCAAACGCTTGACACAGTTTTTCTAGGTCAGGCTTAAGTTTCTTAATAGCGTTGCCTACTTCTTCCGAAGTACTCTTACGAACTTCCATTACCGCAGCATTGAATTTCTTATACTGCGCAGCAAGCTCTGATTCCGATAACCCTTTTTGTTTTAGGCTCTTTTCGATTTCAGGCCAAAACTTTTCTTTAAGATCGAAAAACATTTCAAACATATCAGGAACAGGATATTCAAGTTCAGTTGGAAGATTTTCACCAAAAGACAACTGAACTTTCCCATCTACACCCTGCTCAATTCTTATTGGTGATGATCCAGCTGTTCTGACCCTAAATGCTTTGTTATCGCTCACGCTTTAGCCTTATGCTTCTTAATGATTTCATTTGCAGCAGCAGCAACTTCCTTTTCCATTTCCTCTAGATCTTCATCGAGTGTGTGGACATATTCCAGAAGCTTAGTCTTTGTGACGTTTGCTAGAGCAATAGCAACTTTAGTGATTTGCTCAATCACTGCTTTTTTCTTTACTTCATCTGCTTCGCGATTTTTTGAAAAGATATCATAGCATTGCTTAGTAAATGCTTCCCTGATTTCTTTTGCTTCTTCGATATCCATTCCAGAATCTTTTAAAACATTGATCACTTCTCTTTCGTATTGGCCACTTGTTTTAAAAAATTTGCGTTCAGGCGAAGGCATCTTATACATGTATTCAGTCGGAAGAACTTCGTTATATCTGAATGTTAATCCGTCAGAGATAACATATAATGATGGTTCGCCATGGCTCGATGCATGGGTTTTAAAAGCTGTATTTTCTGACATATTAGATTTCCTCTACATTAACGACTTTGGCCTTTGATGCATCGATCAGAACTTCCTGTTCACCATATGCAGTGCCAAGGATATAGGTGACAAGCACAATCGATTCAGGATCGACTTCATACTCAATCAAATATCCATATTCCGAACGACGTTCAGATTCCATATGACCCTTTGCCAAAGCAAAATTCTCAGCGGCTGAACGGCTTGGTGAGGTTGCAACGACCTTCTGCTTTTTGTCCTGGATAACAGCGCGTTGGGCTGATAGTCGAGGACCAGAGTCTTCCGAATATCCAGGAACACCTCGGTATACGTGTTTGATTTTCTTCTTTGCCTTGTTATTGGCATCACGAATCTCCGGATGGTCGTTGATATACTCAACGATCTTTGGAATCAGATTCTTGTTATTAGCACGGAGATATTCTTCAAGCATATCCATTAGGACCTTGTACGAATCGCTACCAGCCTTTGCCAACATCAGATATTTACGGAAGTCAGTATTGCCTTCGATACGCTTTGGCTTGTCAGTCTCGGATAGATTGAGCATGAACGCAACCAAGTACTTGAGGTCGTCTTCCATCTTGTTGACCGGGAAATTCGTATACGTGTAAAGATCATTGCCAAAATCAAGGTCAGTAATCTTCTTGTACATAGCCCCATCAATGATATCTAGAAGCTCGGTTGCTCCGCCGCCAAAGAACCAATTGCTTTCTTTCGTGAACGTACGCTTCATACGACCTTTGGCAGTCTTATCTACATCGACGTGTGCGTCCAGCTCGTCCAGGATTGCGCCTAGGGCGGTCGAAACGTTGTGGATGGCATCCATATCGCCCGCCTCCATCGCCGCCAATATATCGTCACTATGTTTGTTCATGGTCGAACGATGCTTGCGCATGTTCTCACGAGCTTGACCCATCTTGCCAAAAGCTGAAATACAGTCTTCAAGCTCTTTAATCGCCCAGTTCATGAACTTAAAACGCTTGAATTTTTTTAGCTTGGCGACTAGCTCTTTAACATGATCATCGGTCCATGTCGTTTTGGCTTTCTCGCCAAAGACATAGTCATGGATGACCGAACAGAGACTTTGAAATTCCTGAGCAAGTTTAAGCTCGACCCTATTCATGAGGCGAGCCTTCACAGTCATGATTTCTTTAGACTCGTTGAGAAGGAAAATATCTGAGACTTTCATAGACTAATTAGTGTTTAGTCTATTTATAAATGCCCGAAAGCCTAGGCATAAACCTAGGCTTTCTTTTAAACCAAAGATGAATTACGTTGCGAATTCAGGTAGGTGTTGGCGGACCTTTGCCATTGCGTCATCGATGATCGCCTGATCGACTCGAGCATACGATTCATTCAGCGCATTCGTGATCACGGCCTCACGGAGATAACCAAGCTGAATCGCGCGGAGCAGTCCAACCATCGTGACCAGATTCTCACCACAGATGTCCTTGTAGAACATCCAGATTTTCTCTTCGTAGATCTTGTGAGTGTCCAATGCCAGAATGTGCATGAACCCACCCATGACATTGTCTGGATCGATGTCTTGACCTTCTTGCAGGAGACGCATGCAGACAGTCAGTGCGCCTGGATTTCCGCCAGCCATCTTCGTCAGCATGGACAAAGTGTTGTCCGTAAGCGTAATACGAGCCATTTGATTTCCCTCTATATTATTTGAGTTAGTGAGAGAATATTACACTTACGTAACAACAATGTACCTAGAATTAATTAACAAAAAAGAGACCAAAGTCTCCTTTTCGTTTAACGCCTGAGGCTTAATACAGCCGATCGAGATGGAACAGGAACGAGTGGACTTGCTTCTCGGGAGTGCTCGGTTCGAACGTGATGATCGGAACCGTCACATCAGAGACACGATTCAGGAGATTGAACGGCCCATGCTCTTCATGCGACTTGTCTTCAAGGATTGCCTTGATCGTCGACAAAATCGCATTGCCATAGACACACGTCCGCTTGCCTTCGATGTCTTCGGTGAAGTACAGGTTCGGCAGAGTGACGCCGAACAAGATCATGGTCAGCACACCGCGATCGAGTCCAGTGTCATTGAACTTGATCACGCCGGACTGGATCTTGCGATAGACCTCGGCGCCAGGGTACGAGTTGTTGCGAGTCGGGAACGTCTTGTATCCGCCGTCCTCTTGTACGGCTTTGAAAAATTCATCAAGCTTCATGTTTTGCTCCTTAATCCATCGAGATGCCAAGCTCAACCAGTGCGGCATTGAGCTTGCGAACTTGTTCAACAGTCATCGTCTTGTAAAACTGGACATACACATTGACTTTGCCGGGCTTCTCAGAAGCATGAAGGCGGATCGGCGAATTCTCCGGCAATTCAATAGCCGCCATGTCGGGAGTGACGCGATTGGTCTTCCGATAATAGGTGACATCTACCAAAATCATCTTGGCGATTTCTTCGTAGTTGAGGCTCTTGTCAACCCGCTCCTTAAACGAGCGATAGTCGCCGTACGTCGTGCGATAGCTGGCACGCATCTTTCCGGTGTAATTGCCTTTGCTGGAGACTTCGTCGATATCAAGGCGGTCCATCGCATAGGCATCATCGATGACAATAGCCTTGATGTTGCGCGAATCAGCCTTGACAACGACATTGGTTTCACCGAGGCTACGAAGTGCAGCCGCGACGCCGTTCAAGATCTCGTCGATACGATCTTTGTATTCCTGCATCGTCAGCTCGGGCATTTCGGTACTCCAAGTTCGTTACGTTAGAAGTATTCTATCACAAACTTAAAGAAAGTGAACAGAAACTTTGTAACGAGCTCTAGTCCTTCCGTTCCGGTCCGCCAGAGAACCAGAACCACCAAAAGAAGACGAAGATGGCTGCAAGAAGAAGCCATCCAATCAAGTCTTTATCGACCATCAGTTCACCACCTTTTGCAGGACTTCAGGCGAGCATGGGACAGAAGCCATCATGCCGTAATGTTCACCTGGACCATACGAGAAGAAGCACAGATTCGTCTTGCGATCCATGAAGTAAATGCCATTATTGACGATTCGATTTCCTACGCTTTGATCGTGCGCGGATTGTTCTTGCGGAGTTGCTTGGCTGCATGCGCCAAGAGTAATCAACGAGAAGAACAGGACGGTGACGATTGTGCCAAAGATTTTCATATGAGCTCCATATTATTTTGAAGCATCATAACAAAAAAGGAGACCGAAGTCTCCTTGATTTGAATCTCTTTTAGTTCTGAGGTTTCGAAACGTACTTTTCCAAGTCGCTCCAGTAACCATGCGCCTTGGTTTTTGGATCCGTCCAGTAGTCAGCACTAGCACCAGTCGAGACTTCAATCTCACGACCATCAGGATGCTTGTACTTGTACTTGCGAACGAAGCCGGTTGCTTCCTTAGTTTCAGGTTCGAAGCCAGCAGCCGTTAGAGTCTTGTAGTGCCACTGATCCTCTACCTTGTGTACTGCCTTGTTGGCTTCTTCGAAGTCAGTGTTTTTCTTCTCGCTCTCGAGAATACCCATCAATTCTTTAATAAGCATATGAACTCCTTAATATTAGTTCTTCTTGCTGGGACGCCACAGCAAGACTTCTTCGTCCGGATACAAATCACCATTTTCAATGGTCTTTGGCATGTTCAGCTTCTCCTTATCAAGGAGTTTACGAAGCTTCTCGACACCTTGTACAACCTTCGGGTTACCGCTTGCCCAATCGCGATAATTATTAGGCTGGCCTCGTTCCAGCTTTTGTTTTACCGCTGCTTTAGCCTTTGCCATGGTCGAGTAAGGACCAATGATGAACCATTCCGGAGCACCTCGACCATACGGATCATCCCATGAGCTGAACCCAAAATACATCTTGGTTTCCTCTTGTGCTTGATCGTTTTCAAAAAGTTCATCAATTTTCATTTCAGATTCCTCTGGAAATGGATCCCATGTATCATGAGATCCATTATATCATAACATTAAGCGTACTGGACTAGGTCCTTCCAGTTTGGAGCGCCGGAACGAACAATATCCAATCCTTTGATGAACTCTCGCATCGTCACTGCATCTAGCATCTTCTTACCATGGAGATCCAATAGAACTTCGATTAGTTCTTCCTTCTTGTCTAGCGAGACATCAGTGCCGCCTAGGTTAGGAAGAATCGAGCGCATACGCTTCAAGGTTTCTTGTGGAGTCAACGACATATCAATCTTAGCCGAACGCGACATGATTGCAGAGTCGAACTTGTCCTTTGCTAGGTTCGAGATGAACACAACGCGGCCCTTGAAGTCAAACACCGATGGGAACTTGAGCTTGTCCTTCTTCTTACCACCACCTTCGCCATCATCGTCTTCGTCTTCCTCTTCTTCGGCTGGCTTACCAGCTAGGAACTTATCGACTTGGTCGTTATACTCTTCACGAGCTTCATCGCTCATCTTCGACACGTTCTTCATCTGAGCGGTCGACAACGAGATTTCGCGAACTGGCGAAGTATCGAGTGCTGCCTTCAACAGGTTCGAAGAATCCTTGTCACCCCACATCGAATCGCAATCATCGAATAGAACTAGACCACCCTTACGGAACATGAACAAAGTCTTGTACAATTCGGTCGACGTGATCTTACCAGAGATCTTGATGAAGTCCTTACCCTTCGAAAGGCCAGCTTCCTTCACTGCTTGCATAATGGTGTAAGTCTTACCAGTACCCGGGCCACCATAGATCAAGAGCGAACGTAGCTTGTTGTTACATGCCATCGTGACTAGCTGGTACAAGTGACCATACAGCGTATCGACATCACGCATTTCTTCTTCGGACGGCTTAGCATTTGGATTCATCGTACCTTGAATCTGCTTGTACAATGCTTGAGCTTCCTTGCTGTCCTTAGCCGAAAGGAACTTCTTCGAGACTGGATCTTGTGCAGTCACCTTAATGAATAGCGTAGGACCTGGCTTACCATCCTTCGAATCACCCTTGACTTCAACACCAGAGACCTTAGTTTCTTCGCCACCTTCGGACGAACCACCACCACCTGGAATTAGAGACCAACGACCACGACCAACCTTCTGTGCGTCGAGGTACTTCTTGTTTGGAACTGCAACATTGTTATCACGAGCGATCTTAACGATCTGGTCGAATGTGACAGATTGAACTTCACCATCGCCTAGATCCTTCTGTGCTAGCTTTAGGAATTCTTCTGGCGAAACGCCCTTTGCTTCGAATAGTTCCGAAGTTAGTTCGTACGAAACAGCTTCAACGGATTCCGAAACAGGAACCTTACCTTCCTTAGGCGACTTGATTAGCTGAGCAATTGCCTTAAGTTCTTTAGCGATAACTGCAACAGAAAGGCCATCGGTGTGTAGCGTGTAATCAGCAGCACCGTCTAGCGTGTACTTGGTCCAGACGTCAAAACCAACGATTGCACCAGATTTGGTACGAACACGGAATGCCTTGCCCTTACCAAAGAAGTATAGGTATGCTGGGCCTGATTTACCTTGTTCGATACCGTCCTTACCACCAAAGCGGTAGATACGCGAATTTAGCAATTGAGGCATACGCTTCTCAATTGTATTGATAATTCTACCGAGATCGGAATCCTGTTCCTTCTTCTCAGCAATGAATAGTTTGAATGATGATAGGGTCATTTGACTCACTTATGCGTGTTTTGAAATGTTTCTTTTATTTATAGGACGACAGTTTTTGTCGTCCATATTTAGGCCAGAATTTATAGCTTCGTGATAGCAGTCAGGACCTGCGTAATCTTTTCAGTATGCTTTTCCATATCATCGCGAGTCTTGATCTTAAGATTCGATTCTCTTGAGTTCATCTGATGGTATCGATTACCAAGTTCCTTCTTCAGTGGCGCAACAGCCTTGGCAACTGCGCTTGGATCGAATTCACGAAGCCATTCAATTCCATGAACATCAAATCTTCCAATTTTATCAAGCTTAGGTTCATTGACCAGCTTTTGAATGTGAATACTCAATTGCTTGATCACGACCTTAACTAGCTTATCGATCTTAGCTTGCAGCTTGCTAGTCGCCTTCTTGTACATATCGTAGCCAACTGGAACGTGCACATACAACTCAACCCTTAACGGTTGTTCGTCGCCGCGACTGAAGTAATCTTCTCTCACTTCATACGTGACCGCATCTTCCTTGTAAACCTCCGGATCAATCGAGAACAGCTTAGCATATTGATACTTGATCAAGATATCATTCTGTTCTGGAGTCAGCTTGTCACCCCATGACTTGAGAACATATTCATACAAGCGATCCATTTCCTTGTCACGATCTTTCGCCTTATTCATTTGAGCTAGGATTTTGTTGACCTTCTCTGGTGTGTCATACTTACGTGTGTATGGCTCCAACAGCTTTGCTACCTCGACTTCATACGTCCCGGTTGGAAGAATGACTTCTGATTCTTTAGCAAACCCGCTCTTACGAACATCGATGCCTACACCATTTTTGACTTTGGTCTTGAGAACAACACCGCCATACCCGGTCATGTGGTCTCCAGACTTGCGCTGCTTTTCAGCTGCATACATCAATTCCGGTGTTGGGAAATACGACTTCTTGGAATGGGCGAAATCTTCAGCGGTCTCTTCGCTTGGAGTCCATGAGCTAGCCCCTTTGATCTCGACCGTGCCATCTTCGATGCTAGCTAGAAACTTATCATGCTGCTCTTGCGATGAGAAGTGAAGGCCGCGATATAGAACTCCACCTTCATACGGATACTTCTTGTTAAGCTTGTCATAATGTGGAGACACAGGAGTGAACGCATCGGCCGTGTATTTGTACAGAGCTTGATCTGCTTTGTCTAGGCTGTCATGGCGTTCTTTATCGACTAACGAACCATAGTTCGTCTCTTGTAGGAGATATTGTTTGAATGTAATCATGATAAATCTGCTTTGAGGCTTTGTTTTACGTGTAGGTCACCAATCAGCTTTTTGAAAGTCTCGTAATGAGCCAATACTTTTTCTGTTGGAATTGCGTAGAAGTATTTACATTCGAGCATTAACTCATGCTTCTTATCGACGCATTCCATAAGGCCCTCATTGTATTTGAATTCGTTCTCTTTCAAAAATGATTTGACCAAACGATCACGCTTAGCATCAGTGTCAGCTTGATGCATGTCATAATAGAGATCACCTTCGTCTTCCGAAGGCCCCAATCCATTCTCAAGATCAGCTAGCTTTTCCGACCAGAGATAATCGAACTTGCCAATTGGAAAGATCAAATGCTTATTCCCTGTTGCATCCTTTGGATCTCCGCTGACATACAACGCGTTCTTACGGAAGTCGCGGCCATATTGATCGGTGAAGACACGATCAATGCTCTCACGAATCTCAGCATCATTTGATGGAGCTGGGTTTGTACGATTCGATTTCAATTCAGTCTTTGGCCACGGTGAACTAGACAAACTGTAATAGATTGGATGGAACTTACCACTACGCGCGACCTTATGAAGGAACTGCTGGCAATCGTCTTTGATCTGATTCAAAGCATCAACGAGATACCACTTATCTTCTTCGTTGGTATCTCGTTCTGAAATAAATTCTTTAAACGTTTTCATTTAGGATCCCTGTACATCGAGTCCATGATCGAGTAATCACGTCCTTTACCTTTGTTTTCAATAAATCCAAAACGTTTATAGAATTGGATGAGTCGCGCTTTGGATGTCGTTCCAAAGCCATCATCTTTTCCAGATGGAGAAAGAATGATTTTCAATTTGTTCTTGTCTGCATAATCGGTAAGCATTTGCATTGCTTTCGATCCAACCCCAGAACTCATCTTGTCTTTGCCGACCATGATCAAACGAAGCCCGATTGTATTTCTACCAGGCATTTTCCATAGATCGAATTTGTGAAGGCCGAGTTCGTCTTTGACCTTATCTGCAAAATCATAGACGTCATCGTCAGACACAAACTCTAGTAGGAACTCTTTAAACGTCTTCATTCTTGGAGCATCTTCAAAATTTCATTGCGATCAGCAACAATCAAATTCTGATTGACTGTGTTTGGTGTGGATCCATCGACCTTGAGCTTGAGCTTTTCATGACGAATCTTGGCACGAGTGTTGACAGAATTCAATGCGATATTCAAGTATTGAGCCGCGACTTCAGCATTACGAGCAGCAAAGCGTGGATCAACTTCCTGAACCATTTGAGTTTGCTGTTCGAATGCATCGATTGCATAGCCGTAGATCGTTGCAAGCTGTGACGACACGGCACGATCTTCTTCATTGATTAGGCTGGACGTATCTGCTGAATCTTCCATAGTCGCGACAATCTCGGTCGTTTGAGGCTGAACCTTCGAGATAGTCGAACCTGGTTCGATCCCAAATACGTCTTCTAGGATATTCTCTGTTAGTTTAACGTCTTCGCTCATTTCTTACCTTTTGTTCTGAATAAGCTTTTTTCTGTGAGGACTCTAAACGATAATCCATGCTTGTCACAGAATTGTTTTGCTGCTTCCCATTTAGCCATATTTATGGCAATTGCAACCTTGTCATACGTGGTTGACTTCTTAGTCAATGCCGCTTCTTTGCTAGGCTTGATCTCAACTAATTCTTTTACCAATTGTCCAGCCGCATTACGATACAAAATAAAGAAGTCTGGAATGTAGTGATGGATTCTGCCAGTCGTCGGCTTGACATATGGAATTCGAATCTCTTCACTACCCCATTTCAGGATGTGAATGTTGTTATCACAGAATTCCATGAACCTGCACTCCCACGAAGATCTGAATTCGATGTCGTTGACATCTCCGACATACTTCTCCGGGCGTTTTGGAATAAATCTGCCTTTAGCCATTACACGAAAGTTCCCAAGTCTACAAAGTCTGTAATCACATCAGCATTGTTATCCAACGCATTCGACATGACATTTGCCGCGCTGTCATCAACGCTGAAGCCAAATGTGTTTTGAAGACCAGCTCTAGCTTGATCCAAGCTTGGAACTGCAGAATTCACAGACGCTGCCGCCTCATCCAATTCACTCGCGGCAGATGAGACAACATCCGATGAAAGCTGAGGGAATGAAGACGCGGATGACCCAAGGATATTTCCAAGAGCATCGGTGTTCATCAATCTCGAATTACCGCTGCGGCTGCTATCATCACCCATCAATGCATTACCGAATTGGTTGCGTGATGTTGCATCAGTATTGCCAACGATATCCGATGCACCCCACGAATATTCTGGAGTACCAGACGTAGCTTCATCCTTGATGTACAGCGCATCATAGTTGAAAGCAACAGACAACGAGCTTCCGCCATCGGTCGATTCATGGGTTAGGTTGTCGAAGTCGAATGTCTCAATACGAGGATTCGAGAACACGAATACGTTTTGACGAGTTCCATGGCCATAGACTTGAACCAACTCAATATGGCTCAGCAGGTTGCGTTGGTTGTTCATGAGAACACCCATCGAAGCTGAATAGATCCCTGAGGCCTTTTGGCCAGGCAGTTGGAAGTTCATTCCAGCATCTTCAAAGAATCGATTGTTGTCGGCCGTTAATGATGACACCGGCGAATGCGCAGTGCGGTACATGTTGAAGAAATCGAGGACCTTGTTTTGGATGTCATCGTGGAATGTCATCTGCAACGGTTCGTGCTTAATGCTCTTCAAGATCTTTGTCTTGAAGTTATACATGTTGACTTCTTCATATTCGAACGTGACCTTTGGCTTATCAATCTCTTTGACCACATACATGAACTCACGATTCGCAGTTCTCGAGTATGGATCATTGAAGATGAATTTGACTTTGAAAATGAAGCGGTGCTTTGGCGCATACTGAACCAAGTCAGCAGCGTAGCGAGTCGATTGCCAGGTTCCTGATCCTAGGCGAGTGGCCAGAGATGACGAGCTTCCACGTGCGCTGTTTGCCGAAGCACTTGCTGAAGGTGATGCAGCCGAATCATCACTAGAAGGAACGAACAACTGATTTGCATCGTCGGTCATTTGGCTCAAATTCTGGCTGCTGAAATCGGCAGCAGCGGCGCCAAACTTTGCTAGAGCATTCTGCTCTAGGTTGACGTCATAGCCAGGTAAAAGGGATGAAAGGTCTGCCATATACTCACCATTATGTTCAGTTATTATTTATAGAAAACAAAAAAGGAGGCCGAAGCCTCCTTATAGGTGAGTATATAAATTTTAGCGAATGCCAATGATCATATAGCGATCATACATTTGGCAAGGCAGAGTTCCTTTGAATAGGATCTTTTCGAAGTCACATTGCTCTTCAAATGCTTCCAAGCTTGGAACGCTATTGACATGCTGCTCATGCTCGAAGTAGTTATTGCTCTGAACAACCATGAGCTTGCCTTTAGGAATTCGTTTGAACCATTCAGGCAAATCATCAATGTGCTCACAGCTTGTATTGATCAGCATATTCCAATCAGCATGGAATCGAATCTTCTCATCACCAACAATCGCAGAAGTGTAGTGATAGTCGAGAGTCATCATGTCACCGGTGATGGCTTTGAATCGCCACCCATTGACAAGATTATCCATGTTGAACAGATCAGCAATCTTCTCGCAACGGTGATCAATGTCCACACTGACGATTCGCTTGATCTTATCTGGATCGCGATAGAACTGGAACATGAAATTCGAGAGCGAACCAATCCATCCTCCCAAAATCATCATCGTCAAATCTTCTTCGAGATTGAGCTTGTTCAACTCATCAATCAGCCAGAACTTGCTGAGCAATTGGTCACGGCTGAAGCAATCACGAATCTCATTCAGCGTTAGTTGGACCTCTCGATCATAGAGCAAGCTCGTCAGATTGGTCAACGTCTTCGTGTCAATTCGGTTGTATTTTTCATACAACAGTTCCTGTTCTTTTTCGTTCATTCTCTTATCTCTGTAAAGTTTAAACAACCATTCAAAATCATTAATCTTTTGGAGCTGCTTGATTCGGCCGGCATAAGCAGTACCGTAATCTCGTCCCATCTTCGCACCAAGCAGAATCGCATCAGCAAATTGGCCTCGAGCATTAGTGCACCAAGTATTGAGACGATATTCAGTTTCGGTATCGTCCTGATTTTTAATGATTTTCGATGCAAGCTTAGTACATTCGCGGAATGCACTTCGGAAAGCATGGAGTTCATCAGCATCAAATTTAGTCACTGATGCGACTTGATCCATGATCTTCACGCCGGATCCAAGAATCGTCGACATGTCAACCATGTTCTCAATTGCATCTTTCTCAAACATGGCTTTCGAAAACAGCTTCAATCCACCATAGCCGTACTCGAGACCATTGGCTTCAATTCTTGCGGGCCAAATGTGGACATACTGCTTCTCATCCTCATAGAGCTGGACATTGACATCAAAGTCATTGACTAATTGTGAGTCACCATCGACTACAAAGAAGTTAGTCGTTGTTGCGAGATTGCTAGCGGCAGTATGTGCCTTAAGGATCCCATCAACACCGTGAACTCGCTTAGCATATGGATACTTGGCCTTGAGCAATTCAAAATGCTGATCCGCATTCGGCTCGTCATACGACATGAAGATGATGTCATATGGCTGAGGATCATGCTTGCTGACCTTCTCATCAATGTATTTGACTTGGCTACCGAAGTTAAAAGCAAAGGCATCCTTGTCTGTAAACAGGCTTTGTTCAAGCTGATTGAGAAGGAGAATACCGCCATAGTTGCCTTCGGTATCTTGCCAGACATGAGTGTATGCAGCATCGTACTCAGGAGGCTTGTAGCTGAAATCGAAGTCAACTGGGATGTAGTCATTGAGGATGACAAAGAAGTTGTATGTCTCAGCCGCTTTATACGCCGCCTGGTAAGCTTGTGACAGCGAGGATGCATTGACGCGTTTGGCTTCTGGCGCGAATGCCCTGACGGCGTCCTGGTTCCTCGATGAATATGGATCATTGACCGAGACGACAATCACGTCTAGGGCTGCTTCCTTCGAAGCAATCTGATCCATGTACTTGATCCCGTCACCAATTTCATTCAAATCAGTTTTGTCTGAACGAAGAGCTGATCGAGAAAACAAGAACACGCCATTGTAGCCAGGCTTGGTGTCTTCGCAATAGTTAACCTCGGCTTGATGATATTGCCAGATGTGAGTGTATGATTTGTCGAAGTCAGATGGAGAGTAGGAGAAGTCGAAGTCTACGAGTTCGAAGTGGTGATTTATCAAGAAGAAGGATGCCGTCATTGACATCCGTCCAGCTTGTTTGAAGGCGTCTAAGCCTTTCAACTGAGTCACACACTTCTTGATATGCGGATACGTTTTACGGTATCGCGCATATCGGTCTAGGCTTCGCTTAGATCCATCTGATAGAAAGATAATATCTAAGGCCATTTTTATTATTTTTATGTTGCAGCTAAATTATACTTCAAAAGACGTTCACGCCATAGTGATTTTGGAACATCAACGCATCTTGCCAGGTATTGACGAGTGGTTGTCCTTTGATGTTCAAACTTGTGTTGAGAACAATTGGACATCCAGTCTTCTCATAGAACGTCTCAATCAATTTATAGAATTGAGGATTCTGGTCATACGTCAAGGTCTGAACCCGAGACGTATTGTCAAAGTGACAAATTGCCGGGAGCAAATCTGGACGCTTGCACTTAGCAGTGAACTGCATGTATGGCGTCGATTTCTGAGGCATCTCGAAATACTGATCAGCCAAATGCTCAAGAACAACAGGCGCAAACGGCCTGAACATCTCACGCTTCTTGATCATGTTGACCTTGTCTTTGACATCAGCGCCTCGAGGATCGGCAATCAGGCTTCGATTGCCTAGAGCACGTGGACCATATTCAGCACGACCATTTGCGACACCAATGACTTGACCATCGATCAAAGCTTGAACAGCACCATCCATGTCAAATGGGCGTTTGATGTCTGTTCCAAGATAAGGGCCATGCCAATTTAGCTTCTCGTTCATGTAAGCAGCGACTGCACCAATCGAAGAGCCGGCATCACCTGGGTTCGGCATGATCCAGATATTCTCGAACAACCCTTCCTCAGCAATGACGCTATTTGCTACGCAATTCAATGCAACCCCACCGGACAAGACTAGATTCTTCGAAGGCAAGTTCTTGCGAATCCAACGAGCAGTCAGCTTCATGTACAGTTCAACAACGCGTTGCATTGAAGCCGCGATATCATAGAAATCTTGTTGCGATTGGAGCTCTGGCTTCCACCAACGAATTCCACGATGAACATTATGACGAAGCTTGAAGTCTGGTGGATTATCCGATTCAAAGAATTCGAAAATAATCTCATCGAAGAATCGATCGCGATTGCCTAATGCAGCCATTCCCATGAGGATGTATTCTTCTTCATTTGGCTTCAATCCACAACGCTGCGTCATCGCTGAATATAGGAGGCCAAGACTATGTGGATAACGTTGACTCCAGACCTTCTTCATGTGAGGGCCTTCGGCTTGCCAGATGCTAATGCAATCCCATTCGCCAATGGCGTCACAAACTAGGATCGAAGCATCATTGAAAGGCGAAGTATAGTAGCCACCGGCCGCATGGCTTTCATGGTGTCCAACATACTTGATTGGAATCTGCTCGAGAGCGGCCCAGCTACGAAGATGGTCTTTTGGACTATCGCCTTTCAATCCATCCCATTGTCCAGCATAAGCGAATCGAGTCTTCTTGAGAAATGGCTTTTCATACCAGATGATTTGATCTGGCGTTCCGTATTGGAACATATCCTCGAGAAGTGGCGAATTGATGTTGCCATCATTCTTTGTCCGGCTATAGCGTTCAGCATGACCAGCAAATAGGATCTCGCTATCATCAATCAATGCAACGGATGCATCGTGTCCAAGCGAGACCACGCCTAATGATTTCATGTTGTGGTCTCTCTTGATTAATAGATGAATGGATCGTACGACTTGGTTTTCTTTTTGTTGCGGAGATACTTGATCTTCTTCTTGATCAGGAAGATCACGTATTTGATTTGTTCGATGATCATAGGATATCCTTTAGATTTTCGTATACGTATTGTGCATAGTATTTATGGCCCGCTTCATTGAAGTGATAGAACTTGGTATGCTCAAACCCAGCATTCGTCAGGACCTGATACAAGCTCAGCTTATCATCGAGCAGCATCTCTTTTCCTTTGTACGAAGACAACTGAAGGAACGGAGAAATCTGTCGAATGTAATGCTTGTAGAAGTGTGAGAAGTTGAATCCGTTCAGGAAGATGTAGTCAACTCCAGCTGAATCAAGGATTCCGCCCAATGCCAACATCGTGTTGTACGCTTTCTTGCAAGTCAAGTCCTTGTTAGCCAAGTATTCGTTCACAAATTTATTCAGATACTTTTCTTCCTGGCTTCTGAATTCTCCAGACGCAGCAATGATGTCACGGCAGAATCCATCAAGCATTTCAAACTCAAATCGATTCGGCTCAGTCCACATGATTGCCATGAATGTATCGCCTTCCTCTTTTGGAGGATTGCGCCCAAGCCATTCAATCGTCTCACGAAAGATTGAATCATTTGAGGCACCAGATCTCGCGATGTTGATGAACTGACCGTTATGCTCTTTGTCCATCAACTCGTATAGATGCTTAGCCCATGTATGATTGCGTGTGACCTTGTCATCTGCATTTGGCCGGTCAACTAGAACTTCTTTGCCAGCCGTTTGGGAGCAGCCGTTAAACACATAGCGCATCATACTAACTTTCCTTTAATCATTTTCAGTTGAGGAACAAAATCATCCTTCTCAGACCATTTCGCGACATAGTCATCATACTTACGAATCCAATTAAATTTCTGCTCCGGTGTCAATGTTGTGATCGACATCTCTTGCGGATGCTCGAGAATCGATAGCGACAATGTGCATTTCGCTGGTGAGAAATACTCGATCAAATCAAAGATCGTATGGATGTTGTAGATGCTGATTGTTGAATTGACATTCAATCCGGTGATCACATTAGCATCATACAATGCCTTGTAGTTGTAGAAGTTCCGCTCAACATCTTCCCATTTCGATCCAATTCGAATCTCATCATTGACCTTGCCAATCCCATCAATCGACAACGAAATCACGACACCCTTGAACTCTTTGAACAAGTTGATATACGCATCATCGTACTTGGTTCCATTGGTAGTATAAGACAAGGTGATGTTCTTAGCAAACCCGCTATCGACGATCTGTTGCAGGAACTTTTTGTGATCCTTGATCATGAACGGTTCGCCACCATAGAACTCAAGCCACTCAACAACCTCAATGTTCTTGATGATCGAATCGAGGAATAGGCTTCCGCGCGATTCTAGATACAAGTCATAAGCTTTCTTGATCTCGATGATTCGCTTCTCATCACGAGGCGATTCGGGCTTGAACTGAGACATGATCGAAGACGAATGCTCTGGAATACAAGTCTTACACCTAAGGTTGCACAGGTTCGTGAGCTTAACTTCGATCAGCTTTGGGTATGTGATTCGACCTTCCAGAATGTCATCGATGATTGAATCATCCTTGAACATGTACTTGAGAAGTGCTTGGCGTTTCGAGATCCCGCCACACGATTCTGCGGCGAGACAGACGCTCTGACAGGTCGGGTGAACTGCACCCTTTGTCAGGAACGTATTCCGCCACCTGGCGGCGTCCTGCGAACTCAGGGCAGCCTCCGGTGTATCAACATTGAAGTTGAACGTCGTCCCATCTTCCTTCTTGTATGGTTCATCGATCCAGCAGCAAGGATGGAAGTTGCCGTTCGAGAACGTGCTCATGACCAGAAAAGGAACCGCACACGACTTTTCTAGAAACTCTTCTTTATTCATAGTTAATCAGTTTACTTAATTCTGGAAATGTAGTAGCAAAGTTTTCATGTCTGATCCCATCAATGTCCTTGACTTGAGCCTTGAACTCATCGAGGTATTGTGAGTCATCGGCTGAATTCATAAAGCTAATGACTTGATGAATCTGACCCATATGGCGACCATTCCCATCGGCTTCAGCAAAGGCGAGCAATTTGTCCTCAATGACTTTCTTCTGATCCTTGGTGAAGATTGTGGCTTTGAAGTGCAATGGATTGAACACAAAGCTGATGTTCAATGGTAGACCATCCTCTTTAATGAATCCATAGTCCCTAAAGTCATTGATGATTTCGGGCAGATAGAACACATTCAAGGCCGACACCGTCAGATTGATCGAGATCTTCTGATAGCTGTTGTCGATCTCAGCATGAAACTTGTTGAAGTGATCAACGATCGTTTGGAACGAGGATCCGCTTCGCATGTAGTCATACTTATCGCGTGATGCATCGATGCTGGCATGAATCGTCAGACGCGGAATGTTTTTCCAGATATCAATGACGTTATAGTTCTTCCAATTCAGGTTCGAGAAGTTCGTGTTGTACACGACCGTTTTATCAGATAGGTCAGTCTTTTCGAGAATATCAAAATGCTCCGGAGTGACAAGCGGTTCGCCGCCAGCAAAGTAGAACACATCGATGTCATCGGACTTATCAAGGATTTCTTGGTGGATGTCTTTGTTCTCATTTGAGATTTTCATGACTTTGGCAATCCAAATGTCATTCTTATACTTAATTGTTTCAGCTGCCCAGCTCGAGCTGAAGTGAGGCCCGCAAGTTCTACACTTCTGGTTGCACACAGTCGAGAATCGAACGTCCATGTACTTCATTTTGAAGTTGGTCAACGTCCCATCTGGCTGCATGGTATCGATGACTTGTTCAACCTCATCATCGAGATACCGGTCAAATGACTTTTTGAAGTCGAGCCGGAAGCTTGAGCCTGTGACCTGTTCCGAACGAATGCACGTAGAGCATTCCGGAATCGGTTGGCCATCTCGCATCCGAACTCGAAGATCCTTTTGCTTAGGACTGTTGGCAACATCATCGATCGATGAAAAATCTCTGATGTTGCCGACCTTATTTTGCTCGTAGTCATTCGCGCTGAAACAGCATGGGAAGACATCGCCGCTTGACCAAATCTGAAAATGGACATACGGCAACAAGCAAAATACTTTATCCATACTTCTTCAAACTCTCTAGTTCAGGGAATGTTGCAAAGAAATCTTGATCGCGGAACTTATCCAGGTTCTCAGTATAGCCTAAGAAATTCTGAAGCAAATGACTATTGTCATTAGCATACAAGAAATCAATCAGGCTCTTCAATGGATCAACATTGATTGGGTACCCAGGCTTAGCTGGCATCGTGTCATGTACCCATTGAATCAAATCTTCAATGCCCTTTGCTGCCTTCTTCTTTTCTTCCTCAGGAAGAATCGTCATCGAATAGATGTCCGGATATGTGAGCGGATTCAGATTGACGACATGAACAAAGTAATGTTGCAAGTGTGGAGCAGGAATATTACTCTGGAAGTTGTCATTCTCCCAAATCAGCTTAACCAAGTCTGGGAAACTATTGATGTTGAAGATCGATAGAGTTGGATGGAACGCCAGTGTCAGGTTTTTGAAGTTCTGATTCTTGATATCCAACAGGTTCTGATAGACTTCATCCCAATCACCGCCATTCCGAATGTAGTTGAACCGTTGGCCAATATCATCAATACTTGCCGAGACATACACGTTTTCAAAGTCATGCCAGTAATCAAATGCGTGCTTCTTGCCGAATTTGAAACGGGTCATGTTCGTCGAGTAGTGAAGCTGAACATCCTTGCGATTCGCCTTTTGAAGCTCCTCGAGAATGACCCAATGCTCTTCCATCATCATTGGCTCGCCGCCAGCGAAGTGGATCGACTTGACCTTATCAATGTTCTTCAATACATCTTCAAGAAGAATATTGTTGCGATCTTCTGGGAGCTTGATCAGCGCCGATGGATTGCCTTCGATGTTCCAAATCTTCTTATGGTCCTTCATCCATGAAGACGATAGGCCTGGGCCACACGAACGGCATGATAGATTGCACAGGTTCGAGAACCTGAAGTCCCAATGGATCAGGTTGAAGTCTTCGACGGTTCCATCTTCTTTAGTCGATTGGACAACATCGAGTTCGCTGTGCATGTACTTGTTGTTCATGCCAATGCGAAGTGATTGGAATCCTTCAGCTTCCTTGGTATAGCAACGGCCGCAGATGTTTGCATCTGGGGTGCCATTGAGCATGTCAACACGAAGCTTCTTGAGTTTGTCGGAGTTCCAGATCTCCTCAAGCGATTGGTTGTTCAGGTTGCCAAGAACTTCAGTGGCTGGGCTCAAGCAGCAAGCAATCACGTTGCCATCCGGGAAGCTATGGAGGTGAGTCCAAGGGGCTGTGCAGAATACTTTCGAAGCCGAAAGATCCTTGATTTCAATTGTTTTCATATAGTTCTTTTAGATCTGGTTTTAGAAAATCTAGCATGCGTGTTGCAAACCCATGGTGTAGGTTTGGACCAGGATGCATGAAGTCTCTTCCTACTGTTTGTGGAAAGACTGGGCGGCCTGGTGGATGAGCTGGTTGGAACGCATTTTGTAGGTATTTATGCACCAGATGTTTTGGCATGTAATCGAAGATGATCTGATCGATATTGATCTCTTCGTCATGGAACATCTTGTACGTATGCGGCATATTCGTGATGTCATCATCTGCCATATGCTCCAACCTCACAGGCCCTTGCCACGATGAGAACCTGAATTTTACTCCATGTTGCTCGCAAATCGAATTTGCAAGAATCACATCACGATAGAAATTGTTTACCGTGTTTGTGATACGGATATTGCGCTCATAGAACTCATAGAACAAACGCGTCTCTTTATCTCCAAACTGCGGAAGATAGTTTGGGACATAATCATGAGGCGTTGAATTCGTTGAGAAATTCTCCGTATAGAATTCAGCTCGGAACACCGATGGAAATAAAGCCAATACCATCTTAGGGCGTAGTTTAAGAACTTCCAATGCCGCATAGATTCGACGAACGATTCCTGTCGTTGATGCACCACCACGAGACACGGTATGGTAGTTCAGCTTGACGTCATACTTGTCTTCAATCATCTTGTTCAGTTGCTTGCCCCAGACATGGTCTAGTGGAAGCGCAATCCCTTCGGTGAACGAGCACCCAGCGTATAGGACGTCACAGGGAGTGTCGAACTCATCGGAGCGGTAACCATATGCATTGTACTTGTATTCGATATCCTGCGGCGCATAGGTGACATGGTGGGCATTCCTTTTATCATTGATATTCTTGAGGTAGGCTTCTTCACCATCTACCCCAGGTGTCCAGGTATGAACCGAACTTTTTCTAGTCAGTGCAATTCCGTCCTCGAGACCTTGATCCCAGATCTCGAGGCTCTTTACGCGTGTTTCTGTCATCGTTGTAGAAATAACTTTAGGTCTTCAGTGTTCCATTGGAAAAATCTGTTTGCAAAGGCCAAATGATTGTTTGGACCCGGATGGCAGAAATCTCGTCCACATTTCTGTGGATATTTCTGATAGTCTTGCAAACCATAGCCAAATGATTCTTCAAAGATGTTGATGTCCAATGATTCTGGCATATAGTCAAAAATCAGTTTGGCAAGATCAACATGGCCATCGATATTGTACTCAGTTGGCATCCATCTCAAATCATCGCTTTCGAGTTCAGCGATAGGAACTCGTCCCTGCCAAGTCGCCACTCTCAAATACGTTCCATGTGCTTTACACAAGGCATTGATAAACAACAAGTTCTTATAGAAGTCATTGATCAAATTCGACAGACGGAATGTCTGAGTGTAATGCTTGAAGAAGTCTCTGATCGCCGGGCTTCCACTCGGCGTCGGAACACTCGGGATGTAATCGGTTGGAGCCAATGCCTTGACAAAGTTTTCGGGATAAACTTCTTGCCTGAAAATCGATGGCATCAAGACACATAACACTTTTGGCTTGAGCTTCAAGACTTCAAATGCGCCATAGATCCGACGAGTGATCCCGCCAACTCCAAGCCCACCACGCCCGATGTTGTAATAGCCAAGCTCCATATCGAATTCTTTCTCAATAAGCTTGTTTAGTTGTGAGGTCCAGATCAAGTCTTGTGGAAGTCCTTCGCCTTCGGTGAATGAACAACCAGCATAAAGGATCTCACCATATCGCTTGAACTCATCGGATCGATACCCATGCGAATTGTACGAATAGTCGATTTCACCTGGCTTGAATGTCAGCAAAGGATCTTTGCCATTAGCAATATTGGCTTTGTAATTTTCTTCCGTATCTGTGGACACAGTCCATTTGACTTTTGTGCCCTTACGCGTATCGGTGAGTCCATCAACGATAGCATTTTGGTCCCAGATCTGGACACTGAGAAGAGGATGTGGAGTACGCATAAAAGGAAATAGCTTCTGAGGAGTATCAGAAGCTATTTATGATTTGGATTTATTACACGCCTTCTTTAGGAGGGACGTAGCCTTGTCCACCAGGATTCACACCAGATGGTTCGAGGATCCAGCCCTCTTCATTAGCACGATCGAGCAATTCCTTCTGGTGCGGTTGCAGCTCAGTTGTCTGCTCGCCGCTGACTAGCTTAATCGGAATGATCTTGGTCTCTGGGATCGAGTCATACCATTCGGCCAGCATCGGGAACGTATCTTTGAAGTTCTTGCCTCGGCGTTGATCGTATTGCATGAAGAAGCTTTTGAAGTCACGCTCACGAGTTTCAATGCTCGAAGTATACGCATGACCTTCATGGACTTCACGCAGATATGCGATCAGACGTTCGATTCCTTCAAACTCCATTTGGTGCAGCAATCCACGACCACGATCGGATTGAGGATGCGCAAACCAATTAGTTTGCAACCACGATTCTAGATGATCAGCACGCTCATGACGAATTGCTTCTGGCAAAGTCACCACGCTTTGGAAGCTTGGGAATCGCAGGATGTTGAAGCTCATGAACGCATGATTCCGGCCATACTGTGCCTTGATCTTAAGCATCTCGTCCATGAACTCGGTAATCGAGAACAGGCACAGGCTGTTGATCGTCATCATCATGTTCAATCCCTTGACATTGCCTTCGCCAAGCATCTTGTGGATGTTAGCAAGCCAAGTGCCCCAGACCAAGCCATCACGAATGTATTCGGCTTGTGCACCAAATGCTTCATTCGAAGTGTAGAGCTCAAATCTCTTGAAGCTATGAGAGACATCACACAGCTTTTGGATCAAGGCTGGCTTTGCACCCAGGTTTGAATTGACCGCAAGCTGGACATCGCACTCCGGGTGATTCTTCCACCAGTCCATGAGCTTCCAAAAATCTGGACTCATTGTTGCTTCACCACCAGTAATCCGAAGTTCATCTAGCGAATGTTGAAGATCATTCTCCCACCATTCCATGAACGCGGCAACATATGGATTCCCTTCATTCTTGAGGCCATACGGCTGGGCCCATGATCCATCCTGCTGAAATGCGCCGCCACCATCTGAAACAAGATTTTGGTACGGACCATTGACTCTAACATCACTCATCCAAGTCGTCGAAAACGATGGATTGCAATATGAACAAGCGAAGTTGCATGTGGCATCGAATGCAATCTCTAGAGTCTTGAGATCGACATCGCCAGAAGAACCATGAACGGTTGCGGCTTCACGCAGTTCATCATCAGTGTAGATGACGGATTTGAAGACACGATCGCTGATATGCTCTTTGCCTAGGTCTTCAACCTTCCAGCAGTATTCACATTCAGCTGGCCGTTCGCCGCGAAGCATTTGTTCACGGACCATCTTCTTGTATTTGGTGTTGTGCAACGCCTTGTAATTAGCTTGAACTTCTTCAAGTGGAACCTTATGGGCTGGTGGGTGATGACATGATGCAGTCATGCCGCTCCCAAGCCAAACCGTGGCATTGTACCATTTTGCCCCGCAGAAGCTGGGGCTGACCGAGTCAATCGCTCGGTCCCGATAATCCTGGTAAGATTCGTCAGGACGCTTTGGCATTATTTGTTATCCTATGTTATGAGAGAATATTTATATTGTGGCCATCATTGACATTCCGACAATCTTCATAGAACGGAACCAGCTCAGGAAAGACTTCATAGAAGTTCGTATCGCGGCGCTCATCGTATTGCTCATGGTACAGGAAGAAGTCCTTCATGTTCTTGATCCGATTGTCATCGGAACCATTCATGAAGTCAACGAGGCGTTCGACTTGATCAATCTCTTCTAGATAGAACCGACCAGCTCGATTTGGACTCGTGTTTCGAGTATGAGCCATGACAAACGCTTTCCATTCTTCACCATACTTTGCCTTGATCTCTGCTGGTAATGTTCTCAGGCTGAGATAAGTCGGCCAACGAATGTAGTTGATCATCATTGGAATCCGATTGTGCGCATCGTTCTCATTGTACTCAGTCCGAAGCGTCCAAATCAGATCTAGGAAGCCTTTAAACGTCCCAACGCATAGCGAGTTCATCGCGACCATGAAGTGAAGGCGTTGCTGATCATCAGTGTTCGACAGGAAGTAACGAACATTGGCAACAAACTCATCATACTTCAGGCCATAGCGGATATACTCCGCTGCAGAACCAGTGGCTTCTAGGCTTGTGTAGATATCGAATGTCTTGACTTTGCCTTTCAGCTTGTTGCTGTATTCGACTAGCTTGTCAATCAGCTTCTTTGGAACACAAAGGTTCGTGTTGACAGCGAGCTCTAGATCAGGGCGAGGATTCTCAATTAGATAGTCGAAGACTCGCCAAGTATGCTTTGACAACAGCGGTTCGCCACCAGTGATCCGGAAGACCTTGAGAGAATTGATTAGTTCAGGCCACCACTTCCAAAATGCTTCAACATATGGATTGTAGTCATCGCGCTTGATCGCATAGCGACCAGTGTGCTTGAGCCATTCGATGTCATGCGCTGTTTGTTGAGACAGTTGGTATGGACCATGACGTTCAATCTCTTCCATCCACTTGGACGAGACATCTGCGGTGCAATACGTGCATTTGAAGTTGCAAGTATTTTCGAAGGCAATCTCAACATAGGTCGGATTGAACTGATGACCGACGCCAGAGTCAATGACTTGAGGCATAACATCCATGGCCCAAGGCGAGATGCTCTTGTATGTTCTATCTGAGAGGTGATCGTTGCCAGCGTTCTCAATGTTCCAACAATACCCGCATTCTGGTGTTTGAACACCCTTAAGCATGTCGGCTCTAGCGACAAACTTGATTGGCGTATTGTGAAGGGCTTTTGGATCTTGTTCGACTGCGGTTGGGTCTACCTTGTGTGCCGATGGGTGGTGGCACGAATGAGTGAACCCATTCCACAAATAGATTGTAGATTGGGTCCACTTGGCAAGGCAGAAAGTTGGTGAGACTTTATTGATCACCTCATCACGGAGGCGATAATTTTCCTCCATGATGATTTGGTTTCTGCTTTTTTCCATATTAGCCTACGACGATTTCCTTTTCGAGATTCATTGCATAATGGCTTGCAACTTGCTCATGCGTTGCCTTGAAGAATTCACTTTGCTGAGGTGCCAATGTGGTCAGCTTGAGGCCTAGCTCCTTGCGGAGAATCAAGCCAATGCGACCTGCTTCTTCGGCCAGCTTGCCGTTGGTATCGATGGTCGACTTGCCTTGGAACTTGTCTAGCTGTTCGGTCGCAAACTGGACAAACCAGTCATAGTCACTGATCTTGGCGATCTCAAAATCTGGATCCAAGTTTGTCATGTAGATCCCGAGACGTGTGCCATAGATAGCAGCCCAGCCATGGTCGACATCAGAACCAACGCAGGACCACACCAGGAGGCGGCGAAGATTGGCGTCATGGATTACTGACTGGATCTTCTCCGGCGCAATCTTACCGCCCCTATCCAACGTCATCTTACACCCTTCGCGGAATCCAGCACGGAACGCTTGAAGCGCCGACCCATTAGGGCGAGTTTCAGACAAGGTCGAATGAAGTTGCAGGTACGTATTGTCCCAGCAGAAGTCAAGCTTGTATTCGTCCGATTCTGCGTTCTCATGGGTCTTCATGTTCAAGACCCATTCACGCGGCCAAAGCTTGACCCCGCCATTGCCGTAGACCAGGCCATTGATCACGTTGATCGAATTCCAGGACAGAGCACATTTGCTGTACTTATCTGGAATGTCAAGGACCATGTCGAACATCCGATCAACCACAATATTGTCACCATCAATAGTGATGAAGCGATCGGTTTCACTTTGACGAGCACAGGCTTTATGAGCGTTGTCAAATCCCTTGACGCCATGAACTCGTTTGGCCCACGGGGCCTTTTGCAGAAGATCTGCCCAGTTCTCTTCACATTTCGGCTCGTCGTACGAAATGTAAAAGACGTCAAAGTCGCTCATTTGTTGCTTCATGGTTTTCCTTATAATTATAGTGTTTGGCCTTATTTATTCGATGACCAGGCCATACGACTCGAACACCTTCCGCGTGAACAAGCTGACCTTGTTTGGATCATGCTTAAATGGGAATGACACCGATCCAGACAGAATGACCTGAAGCATGTTGACCTTGAGAATTTCGATCAGCTTATTTGGATCATTCTTTGCTGATACATAAAACTCAATGAACTGCTTTGACGGATGGACCGAAGTGTAGAGAGTCGTAGCGTAGGATATTAACTCCTTTTTCAACACGACTTCCATCATTTCATCCTTGATTTTAACCGTGATCTCTGGGTTCGTCACTCCTTCCTTCATCAACATCGGAGTATAAAAGAATTGAGCAACGGCCTCATTAACTTTTTCCTTCTTGAGGAAGTGAGCTTTGTCTCCATCAAAGTACACGATGTAATCATTGATCGTGTGTGGCGAATGAACAAAGCTAACGCCCAACTCACGTTCGATCTTGATGACGTGAGCTGAATCATCTTCCTCTAGAGCTGGCGAACTCTTGCAAACCCGTAAGGTTTGCTTGTCGACATAAATGTACCAAGCGTCATCACTCATTGCCAACTCCTAGTTTTCGTTCCATTGTGGCGATCATTTCGTCAGTCAACCAATCTTTTAGGTGGTAATGGAATGGGAGTGTTTGGAGATAATTCCCAATGAACAACTCACAGTCCTCGGTGAAATAGGTTTGGATAACACGATTCCATTCCTCCGGAATTGGAGGATGGCCGTGATCAACCGCCCATTTCTGCAATTGAGTCTTCATGTGAACGAACGTTGGAACATCGAGATGAATTCGTTGGTTCCAAGATTCGACATCGAGGATCTTTGCAGCGATTGCAAAGACGACATCGGTGCTGACAAACTTAGGCCGATCATCCGGTTCAGTGAATTCACCAAAGTAACGTTGCCAGTTATCGTAGATGTGCTGAGCTTGTTTGAACAACTCATAGACATTGTCCGTCTTCTTGAAATAGAAGAACGCAGTGTACACGTTTGGTAGGTTATTCTGCGTGAAGACCTTGCGGTAATAATCCGATTCGACTAGCTCATTTCGATAGGTCGAAGCATTAGTTGCAAAGACGGCTTCCGAATGCTCAAGAACATTCCACCATTCTGAGATATCAGAAGTGAATAGCATGTCTGCATCTAGCTTGATCGTCTCATCATAAGGCGTCATGTAGATTGCTTTCCATTCGTTCTCAAGCTTCCATTCGGATCGCTCAGCTGCATCGCCCCATGGAATCTCAATGATCTGATCAAAGGCGTGGACGTATTCGTCTGGGACCTTATATCCTGGTGTGATTCCAATTGAGAGCTTATTGTGTTCCTTTTGGGAGACTTTGAGAGAAAGTGCCAAAGCGTAAGCGAAGCGAACATAAGCATCTCCTTGTGCGATAGTGAAAAACCCTTTACTCATCTTTGTAAATCTCTAGTAGTTGGTCAGAAAATTCCATCATCGACAGTTTGTTCATAACGTGGACATTATGGCCTTTGACCTTGGTGATATAGAACTCGTGGTCATGGTTATACGTAGTGAACCGATTGTCGTTGTACATGATCGTGATGCTGTCTTTGTCGACCTTGTGCAAGTGGTCACGATCCGTTGAGGTCAGAATGAATGGAGTTGGAAGACTCTTAAACTCATCATTCTCCAGGAACCCATTGAGGATGTGCAACGCAATTGAGAACGCAAAGTCATTGCGGAATAGATATCCACCAAACCCATACAAGAGTTTGAAGTAATCCCAACGCTCACGAATCAAAGCAACCATGTCAAAGATCTGCTTGACACGTTCGCACTTCTTGAAGTAAATCGCAGTGGCCCAGACCATTTTGATCCCAGTCGGATTTAACCTGAACTCTTCACCAGAAAGAGGAATATGATCGAGGCCTAATGCAACGTTGTTGATCATGAAATCTTCTTCACTTCCCCAGATCGTGTTCATCGAGGAGTCTTGAATCAGAAAGTCAACATCGAGCAACAGTGTTTCATCGTAAGGCGAAAGCTCATAAGCTGAACCACGATTGCCATTGATGAATCGATCAGCAACCGAGTGATATTGAGTGTTCGAATACTTGCGGATGTTGTCAAGACCATTTGTAGCATCATCGATAAGGATCTTATCGAACGTGGCTTCAATTTGTTCTTTGTAGCCAGAGTCGTCTAAGCTCTTTGTTGAGGTCACGACCGAAATCGGTAGATCTTTCCCAAGATGCCGTTTGCACATCTTGGCGTTGATCAATGCGATTTTCAGGTAGTTGATATGGTCGTTATTGGTAGCAAAGAATAGGATACCTTTCGACATATTACCATTCCATCATTGGAGCCGTCTTACGCGAAGATTGAATCTTCTTGAACTCGATCAGATAGTCGTTAGTGGCTTGGTAGTAGCGATCGGTGATATCGTCTAGGAACTGTTCGAGATTATCGATGGCAATTGGATTGTCATGAGTGTCGATCAGAATCGCTTCGGTTTGGCTACGTTGGAGAAGAGTGTTGACGAACGAAATCAAGGCCGAGTCAACCGAAAAGATGCCGCCATTTTTCGAGAAGGTCAAGGCTTGCTTGAACTTCAGCTTGCAGTTTTGTTTTTGATTGAATAGGGTGACGCGATACTTAGAAGAGTCGATCGCCTTTTCAAGACGTTCGTCTAGATATTTTTGTGTGTTGTCATCAGCCATGGGATGTATATCCTCTATTATTATTTTTATGGAGTCTATTATACCACAAACCCTAGATGTGACTCTAGGGTTTGTGTGACTTGAGATACTTCGTATTTATTACGCTAGAGCAGATTGCGTAACGGTTGGATTAGCCAGAACAGGCGAGTTCAAGATAGTTGGCGATGGACGAACTAGAGTCGTGCCGGACGACAACGTACCACCAACACCACCGTACAACGTACCTGGGCTGGTGTAATCAATCTTGAAGTGGATCGTATGATCATCATCTAGCTTAGCACTGACTTGGATCGTGTTGTTACCAGACGTGAACAAGAAGATCGTCTTGTATGTTGCGATCAAATCATAGTAGCCGTTTGCGTTCGTGTTACCAGCCGAATCGCGAGTGCCGGTTGCACGGAATGCAATAGTACCACGCTCTGATAGGAACGTTTGCATGTCGTAATCACGACCAGTCAATGGAGCTGATAGTCCGGAGATGAACTGGATTTGGCTACCTGCGTTGAAGTACGCATCCATCGAAACCTTGTCAACGAATGTGCAAGTAACTTCATGGCTGATAGTACCGGACCAAGTCGTCGAACGAATTGCTGTACCGGATGCTGGGATCGAAGATTCCATCGAAGCGATAGCAGGAGTAAAGCGAGTCGTGCCAGCCGAGAACGAGTTGACTAGAGCTAGGGTGTTCGTGTAGTATTGCTGCATAGTCACGATACCGTAAGGCAACGTGCTACCATTAATGTACATGAAACCATCGGTGTTGACACCGGTCGTGCTTAGGCCTAGGTAGTTAGCAATCGTGAGAACCTTGGTTAGCAGTGCCGACCACTTGGCATTGGTCATGGTCGACACCGTTTCTGTAGCCGGGATTGCCATGCCAGTTTGACCCCAACCAAAAGCAGTTGCAAGAGTCGAGCCTTGTGGAGTACCAGTGATCGTGTTTAGCAATGTTGCCATTGCATTGTATTCAGTGACATATGCAACCTTGATCGACTGAATGTTTGGCCAGACGCGTTGGTAAGCAGCGCCGTCCCACATTGATAGTGAAGGACCAGACGGATTGAACCAGAGGTCGCCCATTGCCGGATTCGAAGGAGCCGTCGATTGAGTTGTAACTCCGGATGCGGACGAAATAACCCATGGGTCACTACCGCCAGCAGTTGGGTCATAGACTCGGAGCTTCTTGTTGATGGTGTCATACCAAAGCTGACCGAGAGTTGGGTTGACTGGAGCCGCGCCTGATGCGAAGCTTTCCAATAGCCATAGCAAGTTTTCCTGAAGGTCTTGACCCCAGTTTGGACTACCACGACCAGTGATGGTTAGCGAGGTAGAGGTCGTATCCTTAGTTTGCGGAAGGACCGTGAAGCCTGTCTTCGACAGATTGCTCCATGTAAAATTATATTGATCGCTCATTGATTTTCCTTTTGCGCCGGCTCACAAAGAATGAATCACCCAAATCGCCGGTATTGATGATTTGGGTGATGATCTTACTTATAGAACAAATTACAGAGTACCGCCAATAGCAGTACCAAGACCAGCTTGAACGATGATCTGACGTGCGTGGTCGAAACGAACTTGTAGGCTGATCGTAACTGCTTCGGAAGCCGCGTAATCGAGTTCACCGAAATCTGAGTTAGCAATCCAGCAACCTTCTAGAAGCCATTGTTCAACGATAAGTTCATTACCATCCAATAGATCTAGCTTGACACCAAACTTGTAAGCCGAAGCAGTTGCTGCAGTTGCAAGCCATGGGCCATCAGCGCCGATCAGCAATTGTTGAGCTTCTAGCTGGCTTTGAATGATTGCCGTTGCTAGGCCAGTGATGTCATCTTGAACGACTAGGTTGCATGGTTCCCACTCGTGCTTACCAGCAACATAAGCGGTCGAGTTATAGCGGTCAAGTTTAATTTGTTCAAACGATAGGTTTGGACGGGTCACGGTAATAGCTTGCATCGACAAGTCTGACGAATTGCCGCCAGTATTAGCTCCAATGCCTTGGAACGTAACACGCCAACGGTTCTTCAACTTAGGCATGAGAATACCGAAACCTACACCTGGAATACCTACTTGTGATAGTGTAGCCATTTAAATCTCCTTTTTAGGACTTACGAAGTATCTCAGATATTTATAAAGAAAGGAGAAAATTCTGACACGAATATTTATCGGCAACAAAAAAAGGGACCTCAAGGTCCCTTTTTCTTATTCATTTACTGAATTAAGGCATCGAAGCGCCGGTTGCTAGAACACGGACTGGGATGTAGATAAATTCAGCTGCCTTCACTGGCTTTAGAGCGACATCGCACCATAGCTCGTTTCGGTCGATACGAGTTGCGGTGTTGTTGCTCGAATCGCACAATGTGACAAAGTCATACAAACCACGCTTGATCAAGATGTCACCCAAGAAGCCATCAACTGCAGCCTTTAGGTTGTCACGAGTGATCTGATCGTTTGGTTCGAATAGGAATGGGAATGCACCCTTTCTTAGCGAACGCTTGATGTACATCAACAGACGTGCAACGTTGATGCGGTCAAGAGCCGACGCGGCCGAAGCAGAAGTCTTGTTACCAAACACGATGAAGCCACGGCCTGGGAAGTACGCGATTGGGTTAACGTTCGTACCAGTTTGGTATAGATTGTCACGTTGACCTTGGTTCAAGTTGACCTCAACAAAAGTCGTTGGAGTACCCAAAGTGCCAGTCACGTAACCGAACGAATCAACACCGGTCACAACGCCACGGCGTGCACCGGCTGGAGCCATCCATAATTCGCCAACGTTATCTGAATAAGCGATAGTGCGGATTGCAACACCAGAAGATGCGACAAACACGTCAATACCGTCTAGGTTCGAAGCTAGGCCGTGTGGGTAGTAGTAAGCAATGCTCGAGCTGTTAGCGCGCTCATTGGTCTTAGCCCAAACAGCAACATCATCCGAATCCATGGTCATTGGAGTATCAGCGATAACGAATGCTTCATCGTTAACGGTTTGTGATAGAGCCAATAGTTCTTCTGCCACTTCGAAATAGCCAGGGCATAGAATCAAGTTGTATTCGTAAGTTTCCGAACGAACTTCTTGGTTCGAATTGATTTCTGCCTTTAGCGCAGTCACAATCGACAAACGCTTTGCTGCATCGTCTGCACCTAGTGAGTAGCCAGTTACGGTCGAAACGATTTGGAAGGTGAACGTATCACCAACTTCATAAGCAGCCGAACCAGCAGTGATCGTGAACGATACCTTACCGTTGCTATATGGAGTACCAACGGTTGCAGCCGCAGCAGCACCAGATACGGAACCAACAACGCTGAAAGTCGTAGTCGAAGTCGCAGTTAGAGTCACGTTTTCTGCAACAGCTGAACCGCCAAGAGTTAGACCAGTGACATCGCCCTTTTGAGCAGCAAGACCTGGCGTAACGCTGGTCTTAGCAACCGAGCTTGCAACTAGGGACGTGATTGGGTTGTCAGTCAAATCAATGTCTGAACGAACAACATAAGCCAAGTTACCTAGGCCTAGGAATTGGTTTAGCGCGAACAAGCCATACTCGTTACGTGCATCACCGTGCAATTGACGACGCTGCGAAATTGGCAACGCGGCATCAGCAGCAGCGGTTCTGAAAGCAGGCACACCGTACGAAGACACCGACTGTCCAAGCGAAGTAATCGTTCTAACAACCGAATGCTCAGTAGTGTATGCTGCGGTCGTTACGCCATCGGCAGCGAACTTATTTGCCTTAGTGGCAATAAAGAACAGTGGCACTGTTGGCGATGATACTGGGATGTAAAAGCTTTCATCGATGATAGTTACGCTTACGCCAGCGGATAC